CCTATCCGGCGGAGAAGGTTCTTCTGGGGCTCCCGCCTTACGCATTCGTTCACACTGATCCCCGTGAAATTAATTTAGGAGAATCAAAATGACCTTCCAAGGACCACCCCCCGACAGTGACCGCGGATTTGACGGTCCTAGTTATCCTTTTTATATCTCATGGCACGCGCAAGGCTCGGCAGAATATATGATCCAGCCGGCCACATTCAGCCTCCGCCAAAGTGGGTCAGGCAACCCCCCACAGCCCACTGAGGCGCTGGTGCAAGGCACCGTCTGGGACATTGAGAACATCGAAACCGGCTGGCAGTGCTGGCCGTCTGGTGGGGCAAAGGAATGGCGCTCCAACCCCACCCCGGCGCAACCCTTACCCTACCCTGGTCCCGGCTTCATTGAAGGGTTAAAAATCCCCATGGCCCTCGACCAAAACACCATAGCGTGCTGGGACCAGGCGGCTGTGGGCGCGTGGCGGGGATTCTGCCAGATCGCTGCGGCCATTGCCCAACAGGCCCCGCAAAACCCAGGGCTGTATCCAGTAATCCGCATTGTCGGGGCGACACTTACCTCGACGGGAAAGAACAGCACCCAGGTGCCCAACTTCGAGATTATGCAGTGGGTTCCACAGCCGGCGTGCTTCGCACCACAGGCCCAACCAGCCCCTCAGGCACCCGTACAGGGCTTTGAGCAGCATCCGGCACCCCAACAGCCCCCAGCGGCTCCTGCGCCTGTAGCAGCCCCTCCTGCCCCAGCAACAGCAACAGCTCCTCAGTGGGGGGCGCCGACACCAGCGGCTGCACCTGCGGCTCCTGCCCCCACGGCGCCTTCTGCTGGGGTTCCACCCGCTGGGGCCTGGAACTGACTGTAGATCACAACCGCTTATGCCCTATCTGTTTTCAGGGGACTCGGGGGTTCGGGTTAAGGAGCCCAGCCCCCGGGGGGAGCGGCCTAACATTTTTTTGTTCGCAACAACACGTCACGCAATTCAAGGGATCTGAGATGACTCACAAGCTGGAAGATCACGAAGAGGCGCCACTCTGGGAGGCCGTTAAGGCCGCTGGGGAATACCTAGACAGCCTCGGCGTCCACGATCTGCGCCGGTTGACCAAGGGGCAGCTCCTGATGTTCGGCTCCATTATTATTAGCCGGTTCGCGGAACAACGTACTAAGGACGGCGGATCCTTCGCAGAAGATTTCGGCATCGGCGAGCTGAACGACGAGATACCGTTTTGAGAGATCTCTACCTCATCCTGTGGCCCAACGCTTTCTACGATATTGAGTTCGCCTCGATGCCGTACGTCCCCGTGCTCGATTGGATAACACCGTGAGCGGTTACCCGTGCCCACACTGTGGCGACACCACCACTAAGGTCACCGACTGCCGAGTCCGCGGTCTAGCGAAACAGCGGACGCGCAGATGCACCGCATGTGAAAGCGCATTCTACACTAACGAGATTACACAGATGCACCGGGTCCAGGCCATCAAGGAAGCCGAGGAGACCCTCGATGACATGATCAAATGGGGCGAAAATGTGGTGGCGCAGGTTAAGCGCCGTAAGAAAAACATGATTGAAATGTTAGGAGGAACAAGACGATAAACGATGATCACCGCAGAATCAGTCGCAAAGAAGCTGAAGAAACCACAGCGCAAGAGCCCCACAGAGTGGCTCGCGTGCTGCCCAGCCCACGATGACCGCACACCAAGCCTCTCCATCCGCACAGGTAAGGATGGGCGCCTCCTGTGGCACTGCCACGCCGGCTGTGACCAGATAGCCGTCAGGGACGCCCTGGAGACCGTTGGCGCCATAGAAAAGTTCATACCGTGGGATCCCAAGACCGCCAAAAAAGCCTTCCCTGAAAGCTACCCATGTCCCCGCACCCACATCTATAGGGCCGCAGACGGCAAGCCCTCCTACCTGGTCAAGCGCCAACTCGAAAAGAACGGCGGGAAGACGTTCAGACAGTTTCACATCAGGGCCGGCAAGGTCACCAAGGGCATGGAGGGTGTCACCCGCCTCCCCTATCAGCTCCACCTCATCAAGGATCAAACCCACATCTTCATAGTAGAAGGCGAGCAGTCAGCCGATGCACTCATCAAGCATGGATACGCGGCGACCTGTAACTCTGGCGGCGCCGGTAACTGGAAGCAGGAACTAAATGAACACTTCCACAACAAGCACGTCACCCTCATCCCAGATAACGATGACCCAGGCCGCAAGCACGCAAAGCAGGTGGCCGAGCAGCTCCAGGGCATAGCGCAAACCATAACAATCGCCAACCTAACGGCAACACTTGGCAACAAGGAGGACATGGTTCAGTGGATAGCGCGTAACCCCGACAGAGATCTCTTCGAGGAAGCAGCAAAATACTCCACCCCCACTGACGGCGCCAAAGGCCTCTACAACCCCAAGCTCTACACCGCGGCTGACTGGCTGAAGAAAAAAATGCCCCCCAGAGACTACCTCATGGGAACGCTGTTGTGCACAACATCGAGATGGATGATCTTCGCCCCCACAGGCCTCGGTAAAACCCTGTTTACCATGAACCTGGTCGCAGCCATATCCGCCGGCAAGGATTTCCTCTCATGGAAAGCGAGCCGCAAGGCCCGCGTCTTATACATCGACGGCGAAATGCCAGCCGAGACGTTCAAAGAGAGAATCACCCAGGTCACCGACCTGTTCGGTGAGGACATCGAGCTGGTCGGCATAAATAGGGACGATGAAGTCACGGAAGACTACGACATGCCCCCGCTGAATACCGATGAAGGGTTCGCCTGGCTCAAGAACAAGATCGAGACCAAGAAGCCCGACATCATCGCATTTGACAGCATCATGTGCCTCTTGGCCGGTGACATGAAGGATGAGGAAATCTGGGAACCAGTGAAAAAGATTATGAAGTGGTTGACCAGCCAGCGCATCGCACAGATCTGGGTCCACCACACAGGCCACGATGCCGGCAGGTCATACGGAACCAGCACCAGAGAGTGGGAACTGGACACCGTTCTCAAGCTAGAGCGCCCACAGTCTGGCGGCGAGGGGTTCGTCCTCAATTTCACCAAGGCGCGCCTCAAAAAGCACAACAACGCTGAGGAGTTCATTCGTATCCATTGCCAGCTCGGCCCCGACGGCTGGACGACAGCCCCAGCAGAGACTGAGGTAAACAGAAAAGGCGGCGACCGCATCGAGAACGCTGGGACAATCAAAACAGCTTACGAAGCCCTCTCTCATAACACGCAGCCCAACGTCGGCCACGACGGGAATAGCGTCATCGCCGTATCCATGGAATCCATCAGGGCCTGGGCGGTGAACCATGGACACGCAACCCCCAAAGAGGACGGAAAGAGCATTATGAGCAGTACCGATAGAAAATCATTCGATAGGGCAAAAAAAGACCTCATCCAAAGCGGCTCATACGCTGCGGATAGTAAGAACATATGGAAGATCAGATGAGTGAGACAGCTAACGAGACAGCAATGAGACAGCAGCGGGTCAACTGTCCCGAATTACCTCAATGAGTGAGACAGGACAGGACATGTCTTTAGACTGTCCTGCTGTCCCGCTCAGAATTGATCAGATGTTCAGGCGGTGGGAGTGAGACATGGGTAAAAGAAAGAAAGTGAAAAAAAAAGTTATTAAGGCAGACCACGGACCACCCGAAAAACTTAAACACGATGAGTATGAAGAAGGCGAGACTATCGCTGCTGGCGTTACTATCCTGGTTAATACAACCATCGACCCCATTGCGACCTATCTTAAACGCGGCCAGATCAATGATAGGCAGTTCCTCGCGGCTGAACACTTCGCAGGGAAATATCGTAAAGCACAGCTCGCGGCAGCCTACGCCAGGATGAGATTTGGTGAAGGTGTTGGCGGTGAGATCGAGGAGGAAGCGATGGAGAAGATCCACGCTGCTAAAGTCCACGTTAGAGCTGCGCTGAAACATGTGGGCTATCCGCTTGCCAGCGTTGTCGAGCATGTGGTCGGCGATTGCCGCACCGCCGGCACATGGCGAGGCGTTAGAGGCTCCAATCGGCCACAGCAGGACGGTATGGTAGCACTGCGTCTCGCCCTGGATGGATTATGCGTCTATTACAAAATGTAGCTGTTGCGTTTTGTTGCGTTGGCGATGAGGTGTTCTCACCTGTATAAACAATGCCATCCTGATATCGGTGACTGAGCAGCCCCGCTTCCGCGGGGTTTTTTAATGAGGTGAGGCTATGGCTGGTAAGGTGCAGAAGATGACTGCGGCTAATAAAGCCATCATCATTGAGCGCCTGGCTGAAGGCGTTATGCTTAAAGATATTTGCGCTGATATTGGGATAGATCGGTCTAACGTCTTTAGATATTGTCAGCGGCACGATGATTTCAATGATCAGTATAACCAGGCTCATCGTGATGGAATCGAAGCGTTCCTTGAAGACGCACGCAAGGGGCTCGCTGATGCCTCTGATCGCAACGAAATCTTGAAAGCGAAAGAATTACTGCGCCACGCTGAGTGGCGAGCTGAGAAGCTCTTATCGCGCTATCAGCCCATGCAGAAGCAAGAGGTCACACATAAGGGGCCAATGGTTATTGGCTGGAAAGAGGGCGGAAACGTCATCCCCATCGACAGTGTGAAGACGGTCTAAAGCACAGTTTGACCGTGGCATAAGCTATGTGACACCCGTCGCCCGCGCGACCCCGATCGACCCTGTTCACCTAGACGCTGCCGGCGCCGGCCCTAAGGCCGCGACGGACGGCGAGGCCGGCGCTTGCCACTGTTTCCCCTATAGCTGGCTGGCGTCGGCCGCCCTTGTCATATTCTAAAAGGTTCCTGTTAGACTGTGAAAAAAATAAAAATTCTGTGGCTTTTAAAGGGGGGGTGCCCCCAAAAAATTTTTCTAGATTAGTTTTCTATGGGTCCACGAGCTAAATGCGACACCGATTTTGAAATATCAACTTGGAGATTCTCAATGCCTATTTTGAAGAAGAAAAAGAAGAAGGCCCCTACACCAGAAGCAGAGGCGTCTAAGGAGTCCCCTGCGGCCCCATCGCCTTCCAAGGCCAACCCGTCCCATATGAATGGCACGAGTAGCTCATACCGCCGGCTTGGTGGGAAGCTGGTCGCGTAGTGATATGCGGGGGCACTTTTCTAGTGTCCTAACGGCCAAACAGGCGGCATCGTTAGCTGCGGATGTCGGCTACCTAGATTTCACGGACCATCGTCTTGGGGACTTAATTACCAAGGTCCGGTCTGTTTTTCCTAGCGCGAGTATTGATGCGCCGGCTTACGCGCGAGTTGAGCAGCGTAAGCAGGGTCATCCTTGGCATTTCGACACGGGGACTAAGGGGCATATGCCTTGGGTTCGGTATACGGCGGGTGTTTTGTTGGTCCCTGCCGACACGTTTGGCGGTGGTGGTTTTTATTTTAGGGATGCTCCTGAGGAGCCGTTGTTTCCGTATTTGGATCTGAACACCTGGGACGGCGCCCCGGAGAATGAGCATTGTGTCGCGAGTAATAGTGGCGAGCG